TTTAGGTTCATTAGTGCAAACTAGAGAAGGTTACAATTTGGTGCAAGACGATTTAAAACTTGCAACTGCGGCAGACATTGTTGCAGACCCATCAGCTCCTGGTGCCTTTGTAAATGGCATCATGGAAAATAAAGAATGGATGATGATTGATGGTAAGTTCATCGAAGCTGACCACGACCGTTACAAAAAGACAATTCAGAAAGCGTCAAAAGCTCAACTAGAGGAAACTGCGCTTAAACTGTTTGAAAATTACCTACGAAAACTTTAATTTTATAAATAAGAAATCATAAGGAGATTCCTAATGGCAACAAATAAACTCATGGAAGCCGCAGCAGATATCTTGTCAGGTAGCAAGAAATCCGCTCCAGCTATGCCACCAGAAAAATTAGACGGTGAGGTTGTGGACTTAGGTGGACCAACTAATCAGAATTTTAAGTCAACTGACGATTCTGCTAAGATTGATACCACTAAGGCTGCCAAATCTGCAACTGCGCCCACAAACAAACCATCTGCTGCTTCTTCAGACAAGCAAGAAATGCTTGGCAAGGGTAAAACTACTCTTGGCGAAGATGAAGCAAAAGAAGATGAAGTTATTGCAGAAGAAGAACTTGATTTATCGGAAGATATCAATGCTCTCTTTGCTGGCGATGCTTCTATCTCAGAAGAATTCAAAACTAAAGCTGCCACAATTTTTGAAGCTCGTGTCCTAGACCGTGTTACTCAAATTGAAGAGCAAGTCGAAGCTAAGTATGCAGGTATGCTTGAAGAAGCCGTTGCATCTATCAAAGACGACTTGACAGAAAAAGTTGACGACTATTTGAATTATGTCGTTGAACAATGGATGGCAGAAAACGCTATTGCTATTGAGTCTGGCCTTCGTGCTGAACTCACCGAAGAATTCATTGCAGGTCTAAAGAACTTGTTTACTGAACACTACATCGATGTACCTTCTGAGAAGGTTGACCTCGTTGAAGAACTTGCTACTAAAGTTGAACAACTTGAAAGCAAACTTGACGAAGAAATCGAGCGTGGCATGTCATATGCAAAGGCTCTTGTAGAATCACGCAAGAATGAAATTACCCGTGAAATTTGTGAAGGTCTCACAACCACTCAAATCGAAAAAATCAAATCGCTTGCAGAGAGCGTAGAATTCTCCACAGAGGACGAATACAAAACTAAGATTGAGACAATTCGTGAGAACTACTTCCCTTCTGGTGCTAAAAAGGCAACTGAAGAACAATTGCACGAACAGGTAGAAGATGCTGACGCTAAAGCGGTTGATATTAACGACCCATTAGTTGCAATGGTATCTAAAGCAATTTCTAAAACAAAATTTTAAGTAAAACCCCAAGGAGATAATATGTATTTGTCCGAACAATTACAAAAGAAGTGGGAAGGCGTTCTCGACCACGCTGACCTACCTGCGATTAAAGACCCATATCGCAAAGCCGTTACCGCAGTTGTGCTTGAGAACCAAGCACAAGAAATGTCAAAAGCTGCTGGTGTATTGAACGAAGCTGGTGCTACTAACTCAATGGTTAACACCGTTGCGTCTGGTGGTTACGGTGGTTCTGCATCATCACCTGTTGCCGGTTTCGACCCAATCCTAATCAGCTTAGTTCGCCGTTCATTGCCTAACCTCATCGCTTATGATATCTGCGGTGTGCAACCAATGACTGGTCCAACAGGTTTGATTTTCGCAATGCGTTCACGCTACAGCACACAATCTGGTACAGAAGCTTTCTACAACGAAGCAAACTCTGGCTTCTCTGGTGCTGCATCACAAGCTGCATTGTCACTACAATCTAACACATCTACCACAGGTAATGTGTTCGCTAACACCGTGTTCTCTAACCTACCAGGTACAATGACAACAGGCGCTGGCGAAGCTCTTGGCGATGGTTCTAACACATTCCAAGAAATGGCATTCTCTATTGAGAAAGTTACTGTTACTGCTCGTACCCGTGCATTGAAAGCAGAATACTCATTAGAACTTGCACAAGACTTGAAAGCAGTTCATGGTCTTGACGCTGAAACAGAATTGGCAAACATTTTGTCATCTGAAATTCTTGCTGAAATTAACCGTGAAGTTGTTCGCACAATCTACGCAACTTCTAAAGTTGGTGCTCAAGTAGGTACAACTACTACTGGTACTTTCGACTTAGACACAGACTCTAACGGTCGTTGGATGGTTGAAAAAATCAAAGGTTTGGCATTCCAAATCGAGCGTGAAGCTAACGCTATCGCTAAAACAACTCGCCGTGGTAAAGGTAACATTGTTATCTGTTCTTCAGATGTTGCTTCTGCTCTTGCAATGGCAGGTCTTTTAGACTATCAATCAGCATTGAACTCACAAGTTAACTTGACTGTTGACGACACTGGTTCTACATTCGCTGGTACATTGTTTGGCCGTATCAAAGTGTATATCGACCCATATTTCCCAACTGGTTCTACATCAGAATTTGCAGTTGTTGGTTACAAAGGTTCTAACGCTTATGACGCTGGTCTATTCTACTGCCCATATGTTCCATTACAAATGGTTCGTGCAGTTGACACAGGTACTTTCCAACCTAAGATTGGTTTCAAGACCCGTTACGGTCTAGTTGCAAACCCATTCGCAGAAGGTACAACTGTTGGCGCAGGCGCAATCAATGTGGCTGCAAACAACTACTACCGTGCATTTAAGATTGCAAACATTATGTAATTAAAATTTGTCTCGTTACTAATAATAACAATAAGAGACAATCTTTTAAAGACCCACCTTAAAAAAGTGGGTCTTTTTTTTCGCATAAATATACCACTATGACAGTATTAGACCGCAACCCCTCAAATCCTAATTTACTGATACCTAATAAGTTTCAGTTAAATTTCTCTAGGTTACCAAACACACAGTTTTTCTGCCAGTCAGTAAGTGTGCCAGGTATTTCGTTGTCTGAGATTCCACAAAATACGCCATTTGTTGATGCTTATATTCCTGGTGAAAAGGCAATCTACGATTTATTGAATGTAACATTCTTTGTGGATGAAGAACTGACTGCATGGCGTGAAGTGCATGATTGGATTCGTGCAATGACTTTTCCAACCGACTTTGAAGAATACAGAAATCTTCCAAGATTGAATCGGATGGCAGGTGCTCGTCAGGATAAGAAACCACAATATTCTGATGCAACTATTACCTTATTATCATCATCAAACAAACCGTATTTCAAGTTTAAGTTTTACGATGTTTTCCCAACTTCCCTATCCACCTTTGTAATGTCGGCATCGGACAGTCCCGATACACAGATTACATCGGATGCGACATTCAGGTATACTTGGTTTGACATTGAAAAATTGTTTTAAAAACGCTTGACAAATACCGTCAGTTAGTGTATTCTCCATAAAAGGAGGCCTTTTAAATTATGAGTAAACTAGATGAACTACTGGAAGAATGGCGCAAGGATTCTGATATCGACAGAACAGAACCTGGCAAGGCACTTCTAGACATTCCCAAACTACACAGCAAGTATTTGAATATACTTTCAAGGCATCGTTTGCTTTCGAAAGAGGCTGAGTTTAAGTTTAACAAAATGAAGAAACTTAAATGGGAATACTACACAGGTAAATTAGATGATGATGAATTGAAGAAGTATGGATGGTCTCCGTTTCCATTTGTTCTCAAATCCGACATATCTACATATATGGATAGTGATGATGACATGAACAAATATCAGGCACAGAAAGTTATGCATGATGAAATCGTTGACATTTGTACCGCTATACTTAAAGAACTTAACAGTCGCACATTTCAATTGCGTGACTTTATAGCATGGGAAAGATTTATTCAAGGTGTCTGATTTAATTCTACACAAAAAGAACGAGGCATATATCACCTTTGAGTGTGATAGAGGTCTTGCACAGGAACTAAGCGATTACTTTACATTCTATGTTCCAGGTTATCAATTTACACCCGCATACAAGAGTAGAATGTGGGATGGTAAAATTAGATTGGCAGACCTTCGTTCTTTTACAATCTATCATGGACTTGTTCCATACATAGAAAAATTTTGCAAAGAACGGGAATATTCATTAGAGATTGACCCTGATGTTAATCTTACTGAAAACTATTCCGTAAAAGAAGCAAACGAATTTATTTCTACTCTAGGACTACCTCATGTACCTAGGGACTATCAAGTTAGTTCTTTTATTCATGCGATACGCAACAAGCGTATTCTATTGCTTTCTCCAACGGCTAGTGGCAAAAGTTTAATTCTATACCTTATTGTTCGCCATTTGCAAATAGAGAATAAGAAAGGTTTGTTGATTGTACCAACGACCTCACTTGTAGAACAGATGTATAGTGACTTCGAATCGTATGGTTATGATTCGGAACAATATTGCCATAAACAATACGCAGGTAAAGAGAAACATACAAATGCCTTTCTCACTATCACTACTTGGCAATCTATCTACAAAAACCCACCTGAATACTTTGAACAGTTTGATTTTGTTCTAGGTGACGAAGCACATCAATTCAAAGCAAAATCATTGACAACAATTCTTTCTGGTTGTGTAAATGCAAAATATAGAATTGGTACAACAGGTACATTAGATGGCACTCAGACACACAGATTAGTGTTAGAAGGTTTGTTTGGACCTGTTTACAAAGCAACATCAACCGCAGAGTTGATTGAAAAAGGACAACTTGCAAATTTCAAAATCAAGTGTCTGATATTAAAGTATCCTGAATTGACATGTAAAATGTCAAAAGATTGGGACTACAATACCGAGATGGACTACATTGTTCAAAATAAATCTCGTAATGAATTTATTAAAAACTTAGCGTTGTCTTTAGAAGGCAACACACTCATATTATTTCAGTTTGTTGAAAAACATGGAAAAGATTTACATGCAATTGTTAAAGATGCGGCAGGCAAAAGACAAGTATTTTTTGTATTTGGTGGCACCGATGTTGAGATTAGGGAATCAGTTCGTGCTATTACTGAAAAACAAAGCGATGCAATCATCATTGCTTCTTATGGCACTTTTTCTACTGGCGTTAATATCCGCAATCTTCATAACATTGTATTCGCCTCCCCTTCCAAGTCCAGAGTTCGCAACCTTCAATCGATAGGTCGTGGACTTCGTATTGGAGAAAATAAAAAAGAAGCGGTGTTATTCGATATTGTTGATGACTTTAGAATAGGCAAACATGCCAACTACACCTTGAAACATTTCATCGAGCGTGTTAAAATATACGATGATGAAAAGTTCAATTATAAGTTCTACAATATAGAGATAAAAGATGGAAATAACACCAAACAACAACATTAAAATTGTGAGACTACAATCTGGTGAAGATATTGTTGCTGATATGATTGAAGATAATGATAACGATGTGGTTATGTTAAACAACCCAATGCATATTATCTTCAAAAGAATACCTACAGGTCAAACTGTTATGATGATGATGCCTTGGTTACCAATTGAACTAATTAAAGAAAATGCTGCCGTGATTTACACTTCAGATATTCTTACTGTGATTGACCCAAAACAAGAACTTGTCAACTATTATGGTAATGTTGTAACAGAAGCGCAGTTAAAAATGCAACAACACACTTCGTTAGATACAGATTATGAAGATGATGTTGACGAGGAAGAAGATGACGATGAGGCGTCTATGGAAGAAATACTAGAAGCAATGAATGAACAGAAGAAACACAATATACATTAAATTAATTTCAAAGGGGACACCGTGGATGTTACGCTATGTCAAGCCTTTTGTCAACACTTAAACAGGTAATATTATGACTAAAAAATCAAACCACTATGTGAACAATGCCGATTTCTTAACGGCGTTAATTGACTACCGAGACAAGTGTGCGGTCGCCAAAGAACAAAACAAAGAGGATCCACAGATTCCAAACTATATTGGAGAGTGTTTCTATAAGATTGCAGACCATCTATCACGCAAACCGAACTTCATATCGTATTCTTTCCGTGATGAAATGATTGCAGACGGTATAGAAAACTGCCTGATGTATTTCAGAAACTTTGACCCCGACAAGTCTAAGAACCCATTTGCCTATTTCACACAAATCATTTACTATGCCTTTCTCCGTAGAATTATGAAAGAGAAGAAACAACTGTATGTCAAGTATAAGGCAACAGAACAGTTTGGTATACTTGATGAATATGAAATGTTTGAAGATGGTGAAGGCAACATGAGACAGTTTGAACTCTATGACAACATTTCCGAATTTATATACAATTTTGAGGAAAATAAACGCAAGAAGAAAGAGTCCAAAGTAAAAGGACTAGAAAAGTTTATGGAAGAAGATTTGCCTGAATAATAGTTGACAACCATGCAAAAAGGAGTTAGAATGGATAAAGTAAAGGTGGAACACCACATTAAACATCTACAAGAACAACATGATGCCCTCGACAAACGAATCAAACCTACAACGGCAGATTACATCACTAGGGTATTAAAGAAAGAAAAACTCCAACTGAAAGATGAAATCGAAAGATTGAAAAAACAAATACAATGAGATTATGCATATTGGGTGACACACACTTCGGTGCTCGAGGTGATTCTTTAGACTTCCACAAATACTTCCAAAAGTTCTATGATGAAGTATTTTTTCCATACTTGATTGAAAACAATATCAAAACTGTTTTTCAGTTAGGTGACTTATTCGATAGACGAAAGTTTATCAACTTCAATTCTTTATATCTTGCAAGAAAATATTTCTTTGACAAGTGTGTTGAACACGACATTCAATTATATGCCTTGGTTGGCAATCACGATGTAACTTATAAGAATACACTTGAGGTAAACTCACCCAATTTGTTGTTGAATGAATATGGCAACATTATTACATATGATGAGTTTCATACCTTAGAGTTTGATGGTGTTCAGGTAGATGTTGTGCCATGGATTTGCGATGACAATGTGGATGACATTTTTCAAAAGATGAAGAACAGTAAGGCACAAATCTGTTTTGGACACTTTGAAATTGCAGGGTTCGAAATGGACAGAGGCAATGTTTGTGATACTGGTATTGACAAACAACTATTATCCAAGTATGATGTTGTGTTAACTGGTCACTTTCATCACAAGTCAAATAATGGCAACATTACCTATGTTGGCACTCCCTATGAAATGACATGGGCAGATTGGAACGACCCTAAAGGTTTTCATATCTTTGATACTGATACCCGTGACCTTACATTTGTTCAGAACCCTCATGCGATGTTCCACAAAATATCGTATGATGATGGCAAAACAACTTTTGAAGATTGGAAGTCTTATGACTTTGAAAAACTAAAAGATTGTTATGTCAAGGTAGTAGTCCTAAACAAACAAAACCCATATTTGTTTGACCATGTTGTTGATAATTTATACAAAGCAGGTATCGCAGACTTATCGATTGTAGAAGATTTTAGTGATGCGTTGATTGATGATGACCAAGAAATCATCGACCAAGCAGAAGATACAATGACAATTCTTTCTAAGTATATTGACAACTTGACATTGGATGTGGAATCAGATAAACTAAAGACTCTCATGCGTGAATTGTATGTAGAGGCAATTAATACAGAAATCGCTGAATGATTATTTTTCGATATGTTCGTTGGAAAAATTTATTAAGTACCGGTAATTATTATACAGAAATTAATTTGTATAATAACACAAACACACTCATTGTAGGTGAGAACGGTGCAGGTAAAAGCACAATGCTTGATGCGTTGTGTTTTGGTCTTTTTGGCAAACCATTCCGTGATATCAACAAACCGCAACTGTTGAACTCTATCAACAATAAAGATTGTGTCGTTGAAGTTGAATTTGATACTGGCAATAAATCATACAAGATTGTAAGGGGTATCAAACCAAACCTCTTCGAAATTTACTGTAACGGTGAACTCGTCAATCAAGAAGCCGCAGTAAGAGACTACCAAGAATACTTTGAGAAGTTTATTCTCAAAATGAATTACAAATCATTTACACAGATTGTTATCTTAGGTAGTGCATCGTTTGTGCCGTTTATGCAACTAAGACCGGCAGACCGCAGAGAAATTATCGAGGACTTGCTCGACATTCAAATCTTTTCTACCATGAACAGTTTGGTCAAAGACCGACTAGGTAGTAACAAAGATAGGATGACAAATAAAAAATCTGAGATTGAACTGACACAACAGAAATACGATTTAAAGAAACAATTCATTGAAAGTCAAAAGACAGACAATGACGAAAAGGTGGCACAGTATGTTGGTGAGATTGAAAGTAATCAGGGTGTGGTACAAACCATACATGAAGAAATTAGTGGACTTACACAAGATGTATCGAACCTCTCAGAACAAGTCTCTAGTAAGATTGAAATTGAGGGTAAGGTCAAGAAACTTGGAAAACTTGAATCGCAAATTGAAAGCAACTTATCCAAATTTCGAAAAGATATACATTTCTTTGAATCAAATGATAGTTGTCCAACATGTAGGCAAGCCATTGCCTTGGGGTTTAAGGAGACGGAGCTTACCAGTCTCGCCGACAAGGCACAGAAATGTGAGCATGGTCTCAGCGAGCTTGAACAAAAACTGATTGAAGAACAAAACAAGTTGAACGCTATCGCAGAGATTCAACAACAAATTCAATCTAAACAAATTCAGATTGCAACCAAAAACACAACCATTGTTGAAACTGAAAAACTAATCAAACGATTACAGAAACAAATCGATGAGTTGAAAACAAAGTCTGAGGCATCAGATAAAGAAGAACAAGAATTAAGCATCTTAAAAGATACATTAAGTAACTTAAAGACTGTTTTAAGAGACTTAATCGATGAAAAGACTTACCTAGAAGTTGCTTCTGGTCTGTTGAAAGATACTGGTATCAAAACAAAAATTGTCAAACAGTATCTACCTGTTATTAACAAATTGGTCAACAAGTATCTTGCTTCACTTGACTTCTTCGTTAATTTCAACCTTGATGAATCTTTCAAAGAAACAATCAAGTCTCGTCACCGTGATGAGTTTACATACAACAACTTTTCAGAAGGTGAAAAACAACGAATCGACATGGCATTGATGTTGACTTGGCGTGCAGTTGCCAAGTTGAAGAATTCATCAAACACAAACTTGTTGATTCTGGATGAAACATTCGATTCTTCATTAGATGCCAATGGCACAGAAGAACTAATGAAAATCCTACATATGTTAGAAGGTGTAAACCTGTTCGTTATATCACACAAAGGTGATATTCTACAAGACAAGTTTACAAATGTTATTAGATTTACCAAAGAGAAAAACTTTTCAAGGATAATGAAATGAGTGAAGTTGAAACCTTAGAATCAGGCACATTCGTTATTGATACGGGTGCCGCAGTTGCACCACCACAACAACGAATCGAACCATTGCCATTGTATGATGAGAATCATCCGATGTTGAAGGTTCAGATTCCCGAATACAAAAACAATCTACCAAACTACAACATGGAACTTCTAATCAAACGATTGAAGATGACTATGAAATTGTATGGTGGTTTAGGTCTATCGGCAAACCAATGTGGTGTGTTTGAACGGGTATTCGTAATTGGTCACGAAGATTTCCAAATTGCCTGTATCAACCCTCGGATTATTGCCAAGTCTCCATCGACAATCAAAGAGAGTGAAGGTTGCCTCTCTTATCCAGGTTTGTTTGTTAAACTAGACAGACCAGATTGGGTAGAAGTAGAATATACCGATGAGAATGGTCAGTTGGTTCAACAACGACTAGAAGGTATTACTGCAAGATGTTTTCAACATGAACTCGACCACATGAATGGTATCCGTTTTGTTGAGTATGCAGGTCCTGCTGCTCTGCAAGTTGCACGCCGTAAACAGGCTAAAATCATTAAGAAGATTGTTCGTCATAAGAAAAAATGAAATTAACTATTACTCGACTTAGAAGTGGTACGAATTACAAGACACCACTACACGATATCATGGATTCATTCTATGAACTGTATAAAGAATACATTCAAAAGAATCCACAACATTCGTATGGTGTCTGTAATTTCGGATGGGGTTCTGCCAACAGAAAGAAGTTGGATGACATACTTGATGCCGATGTTGTAATCATTCCAAGTGAGAATGAATTCTTTCAACACATCAAAGGTTATGTTGACCCACGACACAAAGAAAGGTCGGATGAATTCGTTGCACAGATTGGTGAACAACTTGCAAAGAAACATGTAATCATTATGCGTAGTGACCGTGCTGATAGTGAAGAACTCTATCGCACACGGGTATTCAAAGACTACCCTATTGGTAAGTTTTCTATCTTTGACGAGATGGACATACCTGGTGGTTTACATGGAATGAAATATCACTTCATCAAAGAAAACATGCCGTTTGATATGTTTGGTGAAGCAGAGAGAGAATTTGATTTCATTTATTGGGGTTGCGACAAACGCAAACTGATTGACAATGTGGAATCAGGTGATGAACGCCACTTGGTGTTTAAGAAGATTAAAAAAGACGGCATGTTAAAGTCATACTTCATAGGCAAATATAATGCAATTGTGCCTGACAAGAAGATTGATTCGATGTATAATCTATTACCAATTTTAAAACAGGGTAAATCTACCTTGTGTTTTAACTGGTTGGATCCTATCGCAACAACAAGTCGGTATCACGAAGCACTTGCTTGCGGTATTCTGCCGTTTGTGTGGAAGAACTATGACACAAACAATACTTTGGTTGCAGACCAATGGCAGAGAGTTGAATCAGTTGAAGAATTGTATGAGAAGATGCAGGATGTAGATAAGATGTTTCCTGCGATTGAAGATTATTATGTTCGCAATACGATGAAACCTAAATCATGGTATTACGAAAACTTTGAACAACGAATGAATGAGATTCTTAAATAATGGCATATAGTTTTGACCCAAAAGATGATGTAGAAACACAATGGCAGAAATGGTCAACATCTGGTTACGATTCGATTGATGTTGACTTAGGTGAGTTGCGTGAAAGGACAATCAAAGAACTGACCTATGTGTCAGCAATGGATGTCCGTGAATACACTTTGTTTCAGAAGTGGTGTGAGGTGCAAGAAAAGTATCCCACGATTACTGTAAACGATTTGTGGGAAGGTGAGAAGAAAGTCCTTGCCGATGAGAAACAACGCCGTGCAATTGAAGAAGTCAAAGCCAACTTTTGGATTCAAAACGACCCTGATGATTATCTCAAATTAGAACCTGAACTGGTCTATACAAACAAAGAAGATGATTTACCTGAGTTGTGGAATACAATTCGTACCTTTTCTTCTACAATGAAGAACAACAGTAACATTGGTCGTAACCTAAACTTTATCGTAAGAGATAAACCTACTAAGAAGTATCTTGGTGTTATCTGTATTAGTTCCGACTTCCTTGATTTGACACCGAGAGATAACTTCATCGGTTGGTCAAGAGAAATCAAAACACAAGGTGCGATGATTAATCACACCGCAATCGGTTCTACGATTGTGCCTTTGCAACCACTAGGTTTTAACTATGTTGGTGGTAAGTTACTTGCATTGTTGTGTCTATCTACACCTGTGCAAGAACTGTGGGAGAAATTGTATGGTGATAAACTCGTATCAGTAACAACTACATCACTCTATGGTAAAACTAAGGCAGGTGGTTTGTCACAATACGATAACTTAGATTTTTGGCAACCTATGGGATTCACCTCAGGTTCAGTATCATTTGAACCATTGAGAGAAACTCGTATGTTAATCCGTGAATGGTTGAAAAAGAATCATACACGAAAATACTTTGAGTGGTATATTGCCAAGAAACCTAGTGGACAACCACACAAGCGAGACCACAAAAACAGGTCATTGAACTTTGCATATTCTCAGTTAGAGATTCCAAAAGAGTTGATTCGTAGTGAACATGCTCGTGGCATTTATTTCACACCACTCTATGATAAGTCTTGCGAATTTCTCCGCAAAGATTGTGAGTTTGGTGAGTTAACCAAATCGTTTGACACAAGTGTTGAGAACTTGGTTGATGTTTGGAAACAGAAACATGCTAAACCTCGTATCAAACAACTTGCAAAGAAAGGCAAGGTATCGGTAGATTCCTTGTTCTATGATGATTTAATCTACCTGACTTGGGAACAGGCAAAAGAAAAATATTTGCCTCAAGTAGGTCGATAAAACGCTTGACAATTCATATATAATACTATACAATGTCATTAATGCGGTGAGTCCGAGACATCCTATCCCAATAGGCAGACAGGTTTAACTCCTGTTAACCGCTCCAAATTCTTATCCCTATTGACTTCCAGAGTGTTGTTTTTATACAACACGCTGGTTGACAATTCGGACTGGCTGTGATATAATTCCAGTATAAATTGAGAAATGGATATATAATGACATTCACTACCGAACAAAAATCTCAGCTTGCCAAGTTGATGGCAACCGAGAACCTGACGGTCGAACACCAAAAAATTCGCACCGCTCGATTTGACCCCAAGAACCGTATTCTACAATTGCCAATCTGGCAAGATATGACTGGTTTCATTTATGACCACCTTGTTGGTCACGAAGTGGGTCATGCACTTTATACACCTGCGGATGGTTGGCATGATGCCGCTTCTGACAAATCTAAAGGCAAAAACTTCAAATCATTCCTTAATGTTGTTGAAGATGCTCGTATTGAGAAAAAAGTTAAACGCAAATATCCTGGTTTGAACCGTTCATTCCGTGATTCGTTTGCTGAGTTGATGAAGCGAGACTTCTTTGGTCTTAATGGTCGTGAATATTCTGACCTTTGCTTTGTTGACCGTTTGAACCTTTACACCAAATCTCAATATTCTCTCCCAATTAAATTTACTGCCGATGAGCAGAAAATGGTCGACCGTGTTATGGCTGCCGAAACATGGGACGATGTTGTTGCTGTCACAGGAGATATCTACGATTACTCCAAAGATGAGCAATATGAAATGAAAATGCACGATTTCGAACAACAATCATATAATTTTTCGGATGATTATGATGACTATTCGGATGATTATGACTATGATTATGATACCGATGAATACGGTGATGATGGCGAATCGGAATTAAACGATTCACCTAAAACTAATTCAAAATCTCAAAGTGAAAAATCTGAAGAGGTTGATGAAGAAAATGATGGCGATGGTGACGGTGAAGAAACCGAAAAACAATCAAAATCAAAAGCA